CATGAAGACATTGATGACGCCATGATCGACAACCTGATCGACCGGTTTGGCAAAGGGAACGCCATGATGGTGATCCAACGAGCAAAAGAGCAAGCCAATGTGCTGCACGACTACAATCTGCGCCTAGAAGACGAACTGGTCGAACTCGGTATGATGACCGAAAAGGAACGTCTGGGTCGCAAGTTCGTGTCGCCACAATTGTGGGACGGCAAGGCGATCAGACGCAGTCCGATTGCGGCTCGAAACTTCTTCATGCAACTTTTCGCAGACGATCCGACAGAAGAGTTTCTTGAAGCTACGTTTGGGATGACCAAAGAACAATTCGGAAAGCTGGGGGTCGAAGACGTCACGGTCAAGAATTCGGATGGTGAACCGACTGTATATACGGTCGCGCAAGGTGCCACCGCCAAGAACGAAATACTGGGCGAGTGGACCGGCGACCTCTACCGGACTGACCTAAAGAAACTCCAGAAAATGGAAGAGGACGCCGATTTAGAAGCGACTGCATCGCGAAAAGAAGCTGTAAGAGCCGCTGCCGAGTTTAGGTCTACAAACTTCGCCATCATCAAAGCGTCAGTCAAAGAAGCAAAAGACATTCTGCTAGAACAAATAGCAAAACGCGATCAGCGGAAATTGAACCGTGACAATCGCAAGGCCAAGAATGATCGTATGCTGGACGAGGTTCGCAAGCTGGAAGCGGAAGCCAAGCAGCGTCAGCGTGATATCGAACAGATGGTCAAGACCGGACGCCCAGGACAAAAGATACGTCTGCAAGCTGAAGAAACCGTCAAGGAAGCTAAAGCACTACTCGACATGGTTAACTACCGTGGTCAAACGGCTACCAAAAAAGAAGTTCTTGACGCTGAAGCAAACCTGACGGCGGCTGACATCGATCTGGCGAATATCGATAAGCCGATCCGCACAGACGCAGAAGGTCGTGCAAAAGCTAAACAGCCACGCAGTACCCGTATCAGTTACTTGCAGGGTAAGATCGATAAGAACACTCAAGCTATCAAAAAGCTGGACAAAGAACTCGACAAGTTAGACGCTAAGATTGACCCACTGCGCCGAAACGTCGTGGACGCTACGCAGAAGCGTAAGCAACTTTTGACCGTCCAAAAGCTACGCCGCGCAGCCATGAATGACCAAGCCAAAGGCGCACGGAAAGCCAAGCGTAAACTGAAGCAAGCCAAGCGTCTGACTAAGCGCAAAGAGAACGATCAGCCACTCGAACAGTACGTCAACGAACTGACGAACACACTCGGATCTCGCACAAGTTCTCAAGCACCACGCGGTGCACTATCGACTGACGTGCTGGAATCGTCACGCCTCAAAGAGCGCATGATCAAACTGACAAACGAACAGCGTCGGGAAGCCCACCAACTGGGCATTTTGAAGAACGACATGTACGAAAGTCTTTACCGCGCCAACATCGATATCGCCCAGCGCATGGCGTTTCGCCATACATTCGGACACTTTGGTGGAAGCGAAACGGAAATACTGAACGGCATGATCAAAGCGGTCGATGACGATTATCTCGACATGATCGCAAAGGCACAGCGTGAAGGCGTAACGAAAAAGCAGATAAACACGCTGGACAACGAGAGACTGAAGGCAGTCAAGGACGTCGAACTGGGCGTCAGACGTCAGCTTGGACAATTAGACTTACCCGCCGATCCCGAATCCTTGTTGAACTTTACGATGCAAAAAGTCCGTGAGTTTAACTACATTCGCTACGGCTCTGGCTTTGTGATCCCCAGCTTGACCGACCTGTCCAACACGGCATTGACTACTGGTTTCGGCACGATGTCCTACCGCAATCTAAAAGCACTCAATCAGACACTACGCAACATGGGCAACGCTGAGATCAAAAGTCTCGCTTACGCACTAGAACTGATGGGTCACGGCAACCGGACGATGGCGATGAACGGTGCTGACGATGCTCGACTGCAAGCTGGCGTTGGTGACTATGGGACCGTCAAGCACTACACCACAAGTACAGTCGATAGGATCATGCGTGGACTGTCTGATACCACCTCGTATGCCAGTGGAATGATGTGGTGGAACTCTCGCCTCAAAATGTTGGCGATGGTCGAAATGCAGAACAATTTTACCCGTCTCTCAAAGGATTACGACAGCTTACTCGCGGCGGCTTCTGCCAATGATCCAATAGCCAAAGGCAAAATAGCACAGCTTGCAGCGTCAGGTCTCGGATCAACTGAGATGCGTAATATTCAGAAGATGTTCAAGAAGTATCCACCCAAAGAAAACGATGCGGGTGTCTTTGAACTTGGCATGGCGCGTTGGCTCAAAGAGGGACGCGAAGGACAGACAGCACACCAAGACGTAATGATCGCTTTGGAGAACGCTGCAAACCGTGCCGTGATGACGCCGTCAAAAGGTGACACACCGTTTCTGATGTCGAATGAGTACGCTAAGATTATCGGTCAGTTTCAGACCTACGGGTTCGTCGTGATGACGAAGTTTATGGTCCCTGCGTTTCAACGCATGGCAAACTATGGTGACATGCAAGCATTCAGTTCGTTTGCCTTTGCACTTGCCCTGGGTACTGCCGTTGTCGGCGCGAAAGACATGCTGCGTTACGGCGAGATTAAAGAGCGGGACGCGGGTTCGTGGGCGTATGACGCGATAGATCGATCAGGATTCCTGACGTACCTATCGACGCCTATTGACGCCATCGCGACCCAAACGGGAATGTCGGAAGGTGCGAGCCGGTACAGCCGCGAGAACGCACGACTGTCTCTAGTGCTTGGGCCGTCAGCGGGTCTGCTTACCGACACCTTTAATTTGGCTTTCGAAGACAATCGGCTAGAGACCGCGCAAAAACTCCTACCGTTCAAACTGTACCAACAAATCTACAACGTCGCGACCGGCGGTTACAAATAGAAAGGACGTAATGATGGCTAATGCCCGTGACGTTTTCAATGTCGATGCCAATAAAGCTGGACTATCTGATCCACAGAACCGGCAGTTTGACTTGTCGTTTCCCTATCTGTCTCAATCTCATGTCAGCGTGACAGTCAACGGTACAGCAACCACAGCGTTTACCTTCGCGACCAGTACGCGCATCCAGTTAAACACTGGGCCAACTGCCGGTGATGTCGTGGTGATCAAACGTGCCACCTCACCAAACACACGGCTAGTGGACTACCAGACCGGCTCAGTGTTGACTGAAGAAATTCTGGATCAAGACAGTCTGCAAGCTTTCTATTTGGCGCAAGAAGCCAACGACGTCGCGGACATTGTGTTGTCTAAAAACGCGAGTAATCTTTACGACGCCGGTAACGAGCGGATCACCAACGTAGCAGACCCAACAGGCGCACAAGACGTCGCCACTAAGAACTATTTAGAAAACACTTGGTTATCTGCCAGCGACAAAACGCAACTCAATGCGTTGAACACCACGAACCTAAACACCGTCGCGGGGTCCGTCAGTAACGTCAATACGGTTGCTGGGGCCGTAACCAACGTCAACACGGTCGCAGGGAAATCCACCGAGATTGCCGCGTTGGGAACCACAGACAACGTGTCGAACATGGACACACTTGCAGCTAGTGGTGTCGTTGGAAACATTGCGTCAGTCGCAGGGATTTCATCAGACGTAACCACAGTCGCTGGTAAAGCCAGTTTGATTACTTCAGATTTCGTTAGTGACCTTAATACCGTTGCGGTGACAGACGTAATTAACGACATCAACTTGTTAGCAACAAGTGCCGTTGTTTCGGACCTCAATCAACTCGCTACTAGTGATTTCGTTAGTGACCTAAATCAGCTTGCGACAACCACAAACGTAAATAATTTGGGTGCTGTTGCAGGTATTGCAGGGAATGTTACAAGTGTTGCGGGAGTAGCTTCTGACATACCGACAGTTGCGGGTGCTGTCAGTAACGTAAACACAGTCGCGGGTGCTGTTAATAACGTCAACACGGTTGCAAGCAATTTAACTAACGTAAACACAGTTGCAGGAATTGCGTCTAATGTTTCTACGGTTGCCGCTGACGGTACAGACATTGGAACAGTTGCGGGTATTTCTTCTGCTATTTCGACAGTTGCTGGAAATTCTACTGACGTGTCCACGGTTGCTGCAAATGCCGCTGATTTGCAAACTGTGGCAAATGAAATTGACAACAATAAGTTACAAACTGTTGCAACTAACATTGCGGCGGTTGTTACTGCGGCTGATGATTTAAATGAGGCAACGTCTGAAATTGACACCGTTGCAACAAACATCACTAACGTAAATAATGTTGGCGGCTCAATATCTAACGTAAACACTGTTGCTGGCCTTGACAGCAAGATGACAAGCATTTTGGCAATAGAGAGCAATATTAACACTCTTGGCAGTATTGGCTCAGATATTACGACAGTTTCGGGTATTGCTAACGGCGTAACGACTTGCGCCATTCAATCTCAGCAAATCGCCAACGTCAGCAACAACAGCACCAATGTTAATACTGTCGGGAACGCAATTACTAACGTAAATAATGTTGCTTCAAACATTGCGACAGTGAACACGGTTGCCAGCAATTTAACTAACGTAAACGCATTTCATGAGACGTATCGAATTGGTACATCTGACCCGACTACGAGCCTTGATGAAGGTGACTTGTTTTACAACCAAACGACTAATAAATTGCGGTATTACAATGGCACGGCGTGGGTTGATAGTACAGCTATTGCCAGTAGCGACCTAGTTAACGATACCAGCCCCCAGCTTGGCGGCGACTTATCCACTAACGGCCATGACGTTGTGATGGGGAATAATGACCTAATCAAATTAGGTACATTTAGCGGTCAACCGGCTGCGGCTTTTATTTTCTCAAACGGCAGTACGCTCAATGTAAATTCGTGGGGGTCAACAAGATTAACTGGCTCAAATATGACGTTTGCCAAAGCGGGTGGCGGCGAGGAATATGCGAACTTTGTTGCGGATGGAGCCACAAGTTTATACCACAACAACGCAAAAAAGTTTGAAACAACAGCCACAGGCATAGACGTTACGGGCGCAATTACTGTCAACGGTGCAGCGTTAGCTGGTGGTGCTTCTGCATCGGCTGACTTGTATAAAGCCAATCCATCGTCAGCCACAAGTCCTACGGCCAGCGGAACCAACGCTGTAAGTATCGGAAGTGAAAGTGAGGCTGGAGGTGAAGCAAGTTTAGCTGCGGGTTTTAATGCTACAGCCACAGCGTATCGTGCGTTGGCTTTGGGACACGGAGCAGACGCTGGAAACACAAGTATTTCAATCGGCACCAGTGCAACCTCTTCAAATGAGGGTGTCGCATTAGGCCGAGACGCTACAGCGAGTGGCTCAGAAAGCAATGCTTTAGGGAATAGTTCTGTAAGTACGGCTACCAGAGCAAGCGCAATCGGTAAATCCCGTGCCAGTGGCACAGATAGTCTTGCGGCGGCGATAGGAAACAATACATCTTCTTACGGGGCTATTAGTAATGGTGATATAGCCATTGGAACAAACAACAAAGCTAATGCGGTCTATGGTGCAGCGGTAGGCGGCAAAGACAACATCACTACTGGCAATTATGCTTTTGCAACAGGCTTTGCAAATACAGCAAGTGGATATAGTTCAACCGTTTCTGGTAGGTCTAACACCGCTAGTGCCAATTATTCAACGGCTCTTGGGGGGCAAAATAATACAGCCTCTGGCAACCACAGCGTTGTGATGGGTGAAACTAGCACGGCATCACATGATAATTCGGTTTCTATCGGTGATAGCGTACAATCAACAGCCACAAACCAAATTAATCTAGGTGGTACGGCTGACACAGTACGCATTTCAGAAGGCTACACTCTACCAACATCGGACGGTACAAACGGACAAGTGATGACCACAAACGGTTCTGGAGTGGTTTCGTTCGCTACCGTTTCTGGCGGTGCAGCCCTAGAACTTTATGCTGAAAACCCAAGCAGTCCTACTGCGCCTTCTGCTACTGGGGCTAATTCTGTAAGTATCGGGCCAAATGCAACGAGTAGTGCAAGTCAAAGTATCGCTATTGGTAGTGGTACTGTCGCGAGCCACGCCTTTGCTGTTGCTATTGGCTACAACGCTCAAGCCAATACATCGTTTGGGGCAACAGCCTTAACAAAGAGCTATGCCAGTGGTCAGTATTCTTTCGCAGCGGCTATAGACAACAACACTTCATCCTACGGGGCTACTGCCGCTAACAGTGTGGCGATTGGCAAAAACAACAAAAGCAGTCATAACTACAGTGTCAGTATAGGTAGCGGAAATCAGTCAGTAGCTGCTGGTGCGGTAACGCTTGGACACGACAATTATATTTCTGGAGTTTATTCTACTGCAATAGGATACGGGCATCAAATATATAATAAAACATATAGTCTTGCCATTGGTCGCCACGCAATGCCAAGAAGCTCATATTCATTAGCTCACGGTATTTGGGGTGCAAGCGGGAGTGCTGGTGAAGCACAAGCGGGACAATACGTTATGTCGGCCTCAACCTCAGATGCAACTCCCGACGAGTTAGCAATAGGTGCAGCAGGGAACACGGACAATTATATTGTTCTGCCCAACAATGGGGCTTACGCATTTGACGGCACAATCGTAACCCGTCAGCAAGCGGCAGACGGAACAATCTCAGCCGCATGGCAAGTTAAGGGTCTGATACGCAGAGAGGCAAATGCGGGGTCAACCGTGTTGGTCAACTCAGCCATTGAAGTTTTATCAAACGCCTCAAGTTTAGGTCTGGCATTATCCGCTGATACCACAAACGGGGGCTTAGCAATAACATGCACTGGCCTTGCATCCACAGATTTGAGGTGGGTCGGAACCATAAAAACAACAGAAGTCGTCTACGCTTAAAGGAGCAACAAAATGGCAATAACTAATAATATTTCACAGTCAGATAGCGAATACGGAATTGCTTTTGACGGTGCGTACTTTCGGATTGTGACGGCAGCGGTTAGCCGACAACGTGGGTCAGACCCCAAGTTTAGCGTAATGATTGATTTGTCGGCTTACGGAACTAATAGCCCTACAGACGATACTCGCGAAGTAATGTTTCGCCGTTACCACGCACCGCTTACTGAAATTGAATCGGCATCAGGCGATACCTTTATGGCTCAGTGTTACACATGGGTCATGACTCAAGCTGACATGTCGAGCAGTTCGGCAGCTTAGGAGTTAGATATGTCTTTGACAATCAATCATCAAACAAATGACATTTCAGCGACCAGCGGCTCAGTAACGATTGGAGGGGCGGCTGTTGGCGGTGCTTTAGAGTTAATAGCAACACTAACAGCCAGCAACTCTAGCACATTAGATTTCACTGGTTTTGATGCAAGCAAATATTCAAACTATCAATTTTATTTTCAGAGTATCAAGCCAAATACGCAATACATATCATTGAAAGCACTTGCTAGTACTGATGGCGGTAGTAATTACGCTACTTCAAATTATCAAGGCGGGTCCACAAGTAGTATTTTTGTAAACAACACATCAACGCTGGGCGACCACAATGCAAGCAGTGGCATTGTATATGTATATGACCCTGCCGACACAACTGCTTACACTACTTTTGTTTCGCGTGTAGCTAGAAATCATGGTGGCTCTTCAACAGTAACTGGTAACAATAACGCCGTCAGTCATTACCAAGTAAAAACTGCAGTTAACGCAATACGATTTCTTCCCTCATCTGGAAATCTAACTTCAGGCCGAATACTTTGCTATGGTGTTAAGATATAAAGGAAAAAACATGCCAAGATTTCACCATATTGATGGAGTAAACGTTCAGTTTACCGCTGATGAAGAAACCGCCCGTGATGCAGAAGAAGCAGCATGGGTTAACGGAGCCAATGACAGGGCTGCTGTACGAGTGCGTGCAGAACGGGATGCCAAACTAGCTGCATGTGATTGGATGGCTAACAGTGACGTTACGATGTCAGACGAGTGGCGCACGTACCGACAGGCACTCAGAGACCTGCCAGCGGCAGAGGGTTTTCCTGACGTGACATTCCCGACCCCACCAAGCTAACAACATGACCCATGTGTTTGCCCTGATGTTGGTCATTGGGGGAAACCCAATCGAACCCCCCATGCATTTCTATAAGATCGAAACGTGCCTCTATTATGCTAGAGAGACGGTTCGTCGCTTTGGAACACTGCAGTTTCAAGAACATTTTGGTCTCGCTTACTGTGTACCCACGGTGATCGATCCAGACAAAACAACGGTGTACTAATGGACCATAGAGACAAACTAATTCACGCACCGCTAATCTTTGGCCTTGTGGTTCAAGGCGCAGCCATAGTGTGGACCGTGAGTATGATGATGTCTGACATTCATCGAAACTCGGAAGACATCGATGCAATGCAAATGCGTGTCGGGTCGCTCGAAAGTTCCACTCAAGTTCAAGCAGTGGCAATAGCCCGAATTGAAGAAAACACAAAAGCAATCATGGCAGCAATCGAAAGGCTAGCAACACGACCGTGACCAGTAGGAGATCAAAATGGCGGTGGCAGAAATACTAACGGGCATCGCGCTGATCACCAAGTCGGTCGAGTTCTTAAAGTCAACCTTGGGTACTGCGAAGGATATCTCAAGCGTTGCCAAACAAATAGACGATCTCTTCGAAGGCTCTAAGCAACTAAAAGTTGAAGAGCGTAAAGCACGTCAGAACGGGCAGTCAGTCACAGAAATCGTTATAAACCAACAGCTTGCTGCAGAACACATTGCAGAAGTCAAAGCGTTAATCATTGGGCGTTTCGGTTACTATGCGTGGCAGGACATCTTAAAGTTGCAACGTGATGCACAGCTAGAACAGAAGGCCCGTGCCGCTGCCAAGCGGAGACAACAAGAAGCACAAGCCGAAATGCGTGGAGACATGGCGGTCGTTGGAACATCCGTTCTGATTGGCATTCTGATCTTAGCGATCACGGCGGCTGTTCTTCTCGCAATCCTATAGGAGTCATTAATGTTAAACCTCATTACGTCGTTGCTACCTCAAGTCCTTGCGACGGTAGACAAAGTTATCCCCGACGCTGACGCAGCGCAAAAAGCAAAGCAAACAATCGAACTCGAATTGATCAAAGCTGCTAACGACATCAACTTGGCACAAGTCGAGACGAACAAAACAGAAGCAGCACATCGATCTGTGTGGGTCTCTGGCTGGCGTCCCGCTGTCGGGTGGTGCTGTGCGCTGGGCGTCTTCTGGATGTTTATCGGCAGTCCGGCGGCACAATGGATCGCTGTAGCTAACGACTACCCCCTAGACAAACTACCCGTGTTCCCCACCGATTTACTGTTTGAGTTGCTGTTTGCACTCTTGGGTATGGCGGGGCTGCGATCATTTGAAAAGATGAAAGGAATAGCGAAGTGAAAGACACCGCACCACTTAGAGACCGCCTGTTAGAGCGGCTAAACACCATCGTCGCAGACACGTCAGAAGACCTTAGCCCGTCGATGGTGTCAGCATGTGTGAACTTTCTGAAAACGTTCCCACCAGAAGCAGACCTGACTGACCTGACAAGCAGCGTAAAGCTGGCTGACAGTCTCCATGCGTACTCCAAAGAAATGCCGTTCCGGTCGTGAAGGTCATTAAGTTCCCCGACCGGTCGCAGCGCGTCCAGCCGGTGTGCGACGTGACGCGACAAGAGTTCGAACTGAAGCAACAAGCGGAAATCATTCGGCAGCAAGCTTTAGAAATCAGAAAGAGACGTGAAGATGCTCAAAGAACTGGTGATAAACGATAAGCCCCATTGGGAAACGACGTTTCCTGTCCACGTTTGGGCCGCATACGAGGACTTTCGGAACTTTCTGTACCTCACATGGCAACATTTAGGTCTTCCAGAACCAACCCCTGCCCAATACGAGATCGCGTATCGTCTCCAATACGGCGTGGACACTACTGAATCACCAGACGAAATCACAAGTGGACCCAGGGAAGACATCATCAGGTGCTTCCGGTCGCTGGGTAAGTCGTACATCACCAGTGCGTATGCAATATGGCGTCTCATGAGAAACCCTCGCGACGAAAAGATCATGGTCGTGTCGGCTACCGGTAGTAAATCCAAAGAGTTCGTGGCGCAGACTAAAGGTATCTGCCAATCGATGCCCCTCGTACAGTGGTTACTCGAAGGTCCACGCGATAACGGCGCGACACGACGGGACATGGCAGAACAGTTTGACGTCGCTGGAGCCAGTTTGTCTCAATCGTATTCGGTCGTGGCGCGGGGTATCACTGGGCAGATCACTGGGTCACGGGCCACGTTGTTAATCGCTGATGACATCGAAGTGGAACGGAACTCACTGACTGAAGAAGCTAGACGTCGGATCGTTAAGATCGTTCAGTCAGATTTCGTTCCGATCACCAAAACAGAATGGGGTAAAGGCGACATCATCTTCCTTGGGACACCACAGACCGAGGAGAGTGTGTACAATACGCTCGTCAAAGAGATGGGCTTCCGGTGCTTCACGATCCCCGTCAGGTTCCCCACAGCGGACAAACTGAAAAACTACATTCTGACAGACAATCAAACGGGCCGTGAAGTAAATATCCTAGCGCACTACTTGCGTGATCTATTCGACAACAACAAGATCAAGCACGGTGGACCCACAGACAGCCGCTTTGCGGAAGACGAACTGATGCACATCGAAGCAAAAGGCAAAGCGTCCTTTGCGCTGCAGTACATGCTCGACACATCCCTTAGTGACGCAGAGCGTTACCCGCTGAGACAGTCCGATCTGATCGTGATGTCGTGCAATCCCCTTAAAGCACCACTTACGGTCCAGTGGGGGAGACACAACGATAAGCACAATCTGGTCAAAGACATACCAAACGTGGGCTTCAGTGGAGACCATATGCTACGACCGCTCTTTGTGGACACAGAATGGGAACCTTACGAGTCCAAGGTACTATTCGTTGATCCATCAGGACGTGGCAAAGACGAAACGGCGTGGGCCATCGTAGGTGCACTCAATGGGATACTGTACGTTCTCCAGTGTTGTGGCTTTGCGTCCGACCCCGCTGAAGCAATGGCACGGATCGCTGTAGACGCTAAGAAATACAATGTGAATTGTATAGAGGTCGAGCCGAACTACGGGCAAGGCATGTGGGTCACCGCGTTCCAACCGATACTGTCGAACATATGGCAAGGCGGTTGTACCGTGGTGGAGTCCGAATGGGCTAAAGGTCAGAAAGAAGGTCGTATCATCGACACGTTGGAGCCGGTCATGGCGCAACACCGCCTAGTACTGGACGAAGACCTAGCGAAACGTGAAGCACGTACAGAGGACCACACGTTCTCCCTACTGTACCAGCTAACGCACATCACAAGAGACCGTGGTGCACTACGTCATGATGACCGCCTAGACGCTCTCAGCGGGGCCGTCGCGCACTACATGAGATCAATGGGTCAAGACGTCGATGAAGCAGCCAGAGGCGTACTACAGCAACGCATGGACGACGAAATAGACGACTTTCTGGAGTTCATGGAAGGCGGTGCGATCATGGGACGATCCCGTGGTGTCCGCAAGAACGGCGTGCGTACTGAAGTGTGGTCCACAGACCGGTCGTAACGAACGATTAAAGTACATAAAGAGGAACTATCGATGACATATAAGTTGTCTAAACGGTCTATGGGCCGTCTCGAAGGCGTACACCCAGACCTCGTTGAGGTCATCACAGAGTCAATCAAACGAGTACCGGTAGACTTTGGGATATCAGAGGGTATGCGGACAGTGGAACGGCAGAAGGAACTAGTCGCTTCTGGGGCCAGTACGACCATGAACAGCCGACACCTGACCGGTCACGCTATAGACTTCTTCGCTGTAGTTGCTGGAGAAGTCCGGTGGGATTGGCCTTTGTACCACCAGATCGCTGACGTGATCATTGAGGTCGCCAAGGAACTGGACGTCGCTATCGATGCGGGAGCGAAATGGAAGAATTTTCCTGATGGACCCCACGTCCAGCTTGCTTGGAAAGCATACCCCAAGGGCGGTGCGTAACGAACATAAAGAGGAGCGAACCGATGTGGATAGGCGTCATTATGATCTGCGCGAATGTAACCATAGAAGACTTAACGATCACGGCAGAGGTCCAAAACTGCCACGCAATGGTACGCAATTCGATACTGTTCGATAACGAACAAGAGTGTCGGCAAGTGGTGCCATACGAACTAGACCTACTGACCCAAACGAACAACGGTTGGGGTAAATACGATTGTCTGCCGTTAGACGCGCAGGGACCAACTGTCTAACCATACGTGGACC